TAACACATGAGGAAACCACAGCATTAGGTTTCTTAGGAATACATGATGAAATTGATTTTAGAGAGGTAATTGAAAATGAATCATAACGGATATTTTGCAAATGAATAAGATTTTATTAGGTGTGCTGGTGTTTTTTTCTCTCTCTTTGTTTTCACATCCAGCACACTCTGGAGATTATGAAGAGGCTGTTGGTGCTCATGTGCTACGAGAGACACTTGCCGGCAGAGGTATGAAACATGAAGAAATTATGGCAAATGAATTAAAAAGAATTGCTCATAGACATACGATTGAGATACTTGGTATAATGTCTGAACATTTACCACATATATTAAAAGGTATTCAATCAGAGTTAAGAATGAAAGCAGATGAAGAATATAAATGTTCACTAATGGAGAATACGAGGTATCCTTGTAAATGATAAACTTTATAATTTTATTATTGACATTTATATTTGTTATGAATTTAACAAAAATACACGATAAAATTTGTATGATTTTATCAAACTTAGATGAGAGAATATTTGGAGGTAAAAATGAATCATAACGGATATTTTGCAGTTAAATTGGATAAAACATGGACAGATGTTATCAAAAAAAATGCAACAATGGAAGTTGTTCGTGGAGACCATATCACACTTGCATATAAACCAGATGATGTTGCATTTGCTAGATATACTAAATTGGTTGGTAAAAGAGTTAATGCATATATTGATGAGTTAAGGAGAAATGAAAATATAGAAGCATTTTGGGTATCAGATATGTTTTACGATAGTTACAGTTTAACAGAAAGTGAAAAAGTATTAAAAAGGTGGGATGATGGTGCACCTCACATAACGATTTCACATAAAAAAGGGTTAAAAGCTAAAGAAGCAAATACCATGTTTACAAATCCTACTCATACGGAAGAAAGAATAGGCTATGTAGAAGGTATCATTGAGTGGATAGACTTAAAATAATATTAAACAACAGGAGAAAATATGTACACTAAAGAAGAAATAAGAAAAGAGTTTGCTACAGCAAAAGAAAAAGACCTAAGTGGTAAAACAGAAACTTTTGTCAATAGAGCTGCCATGATGAAAAAACACATGGAAGAGGAAAGAGATATGCCAGAGTTGTATGAAAGTATGGAAGACATAAATGGTAAACCTTTTAATTTTGCTGGATTGTATGAGACATATTCTTCAGACAATCCTAAAGAATACGTTTTCTTGAAATATTATGGTATGACATACAGAGAATTATGGATGAAAAAAGACCCTAAAGCATTTAGTGGTTCTACAGAAGATATGATTGAAAATGTATCAGTTGAGGTGCCTAATGTACCAAAAGATGATTTATCTAACATAGTGGAGGAAATGAGTGAAGTATAACGAAGATAAAATTTTATTAGAAATCGGTCAATATATTGAGGGTACATATTCTCAACACTATAGTGCTGATAAAAATGGATTTCAGGTACAAGATATGTTACGACATCTTGACCTTGATAAAGATTTTTGCCAAGCAAATGCTATCAAGTATTTGTGCCGATATGGTAAAAAAGAAGGTAGAAACCGTAAAGACATAATTAAGGCAATTCATTATTGTATATTATTATTGTCTAGTGAGGATTCTAATGGTTCATGAGTATCTAAAATTCATGGATGAGCTGCTGGTAATCAAGGCATCTCTAGAATTACAAGAGGAATCTGGTAAGGTAAATACCGACTTACGAGACTATGTTGACAATCTACTAGCAGAGTATAATATTTTAGTTGAGGAGATTGAAAAAGGCATGGAAAATGAGGCGAAAAAAACATTACATTAAGGCTTGACAAGGGCTTAAATATGTAGTACCATGGTCGAGACAGACTAAAAATGTCAAAATTGAAATAACTTTAAGGAGTAATATAATATGGCAAGAGCTAAGCTAAGTAAAAAACAAAAAGTACTAAACCTACTATCAAAAGGTGAACCAGTATTCTGGAGAACACTAAGAAGTAGATTTGATATAACATCACCACGAGCAATGATTGATACATTACGCTCAGAAGGACACATGATTTATATTAATCAAGGTACAGGTACTAACCGTAACAATACTTCATATCGTATGGGTATGCCATCTAAAGCTATCGTAGCTGCAGGCATTAAGGCACTATATGGTACAGAGTACGCTTATAGTTCTTAATGGATTAAGGGTGTCCTTTCGAGGACACCCACCATTATATGATAATTAGTTATAAGTTGGAGGCAATTCTAATGTATCACAAAATAAGTTCAATGTGCGATAAAGTACGAGTAATTTACGAAAAGGCAGAAGAATTAAGGATAGCAAAGTACGGCCACAAGGATGATTTTACCGAAAAAGAATCGGATGATGATATCAACCGTAGAATAAAAGATATTCAATCATTATGCAGAGAAATAGCAAATGATAAAGGAAAATATAATAAGTATCCAGCTAAAAAGGATACTTAAAAAGAAATATAAGTAATATGACATGAATATAAATTACGAACCAATTATAGCATTTTTAATCATGATAATGTTACTTGCATACACCTTACAAAAGGCAAATGCACTATAGGATAGTAAAATGAGAATAATATTATACAGTAAAAAGAATTGTGTTTATTGCACAAAAACAAAAAATCTTCTTGAAAAATTAAATTTAAATTTTACCGAGAAGAAATTTGAAGATTTTAAATCCGTAGATGATTTTAAAAAAGACATAGGTAAACAAGTAAGAACAATGCCACAAATAAAGATTAATGGAAATCTTATTGGTGGTTACAACCAATTAGTAGAACATTTTAATACTGAAGGTTTAGTTAACTTCAAAGGAGAGATAGTTGAGCGAAGACAAGGATAACGGCAACATTAAAAATAATGTTATACAATTTCCCAAAATAGATGTTAAACGAGATGATGGCCAAGATTCTTGGAAACTTGATGATGTTTGGACATATAACAAAGGTGACGGTACACCAAAAGATTTATCATTAGATAATGAGGAAAAGGTACATAATTTTGTTGAGGCCTTAGTTGAAGAGCATGCCATCAATTACATTAAAACATCTGTGGATGCTGATATCAATATTGAACATAAAGACTTTTATAAAGATTTGGCATTTATAACAGACATGTATAGAGCTGCAACTTATAGAAATTTTGATATACAACATATATCACAAAAGGTTATAGATAAACTGGTTACTTTAGAAAAGTATGAAGGTAAAATACAACCTGTTATAGACTATGCACCAATCATCACCGAAAAGGATTATAACAATATGAATCCTGACCAGATGTGTTTTGATTTTTATAAAGAAAATCTTATACCCATACAAAGTGATATTGAAATTGATTTTGTGCCTGATATGGAATGGTTAGACCCTGAGGATGACCAATGATATTAGTTGACCTAAATCAGGTACTTATTTCTAATGTAATGGCACAAACCAGAGGCCAAGAAGAAGCTAACCTTGATATGATACGACATATGGTTATCAATTCTATCAGAGGTTATAATCTTAAATTCAAAGAAGAATATGGTACACAAGTATTATGTTCTGATTCTGCCAATCCGTGGAGAAGACAATTATTTCCACATTACAAATACCAAAGAAGACAAGGCCGTGATGAATCTACCACAGATTGGGATGATTTATTTGCAAAGATTATGGAAATCAAGGAAGAGATAAAAGAAAACTTTCCTTATATGGTATTATCAATAGATAATGCTGAAGCAGATGATATTATTGCAGTCTTAGTAAGAGAGGCCAACCATAAGAAAGAACCTGTAATGATAGTATCAGGTGATAAAGATTTTATACAATTACATAAACACGAAAATGTCAAACAATTTGCACCCATACAGAAAAAATTTGTAGGTGAAGGAGTTGACCCTAAAGTATTCTTACACGAACAAATAATAAAAGGTGACCGTTCAGATGGCATACCTAATATATTATCTGATGATGATGTTTTTGTTACAGGTGAAAAGCAAAGACCTATTAACAAGAAAAGGTTGGAAGAATGGGCCAACCTAGATAATATACCTTTAGGAAGTCAGACTAAAAAGAATTACGATAGAAATAAGAAACTTATAGACTTAGAGGAGATACCGATATCTATAATGGAGAACATTATAAATAGTTACAGAAGTTATGAAATACCTGATAGGTCAAAACTATTACCGTATTTCATGAAGCATAAATTGAAATCGTTAATGACTAATATAAATGATTTTTGAAATTGGAGAATAATTATGGTAGAACAAAACCCACATTTAATATCTAAAAAAGCTATGGAACAGATGTCAACAACAGCTGGCTCTCAAGCACCTTTAATGAGTGAAGTATTTAAAAAAGTTCACAATGCAAAGGTTAAATCTAAAAAGGTAGAAATATTAAAGGAGAATGATACACCCGGATTGAGAATGATAATCAAAGGTGCATTTGACCCTAATATACAATGGGATTTACCTGAAGGCACACCACCATATATAGCAAATGAGGCACCTGAAGGTACACAACATACTACTTTGGAAGGAGAATCTAAAAGATTGTGGCATTTTGTAAAAGGTGCTGACCCTTCATTAACAAAAGGTAGAAAAGAAACATTGTTTATTCAAGTTTTAGAAGGCCTTCATAAAGATGAAGCAGAAGTTTTAATCGCAGTCAAAGATAAGGTATTGCACCGTATGTTTAAAGGCTTGAACGGTAATATGGTGAAAGACGCTTTTGGTTGGGATGAAAACTTTATGCAAAAATCGTAAAAAAGTGCTTGACATATGATTTGATTCCTGTATAATGGAATCATTAAATCGAGGTATATAATATGGACTATGGCGTAAACTTTGCAAACTTTAATGGACTAATCAACATTCCTTTTGACATGAATCCTAGATTCACACCAATTAATACTGTTGAATTCAAAGAATATCATCAAGACTTATTTGAAGAAAGACTTATTGAATACAATACACTAAGGGGTGATATGTCATTTGAATCAGACCTTGCAGTAGAAAAGAAGTTAGTTAAAAAAACTTCTGAGGCGATGAACATAGAACCTTTTCTAGACATTATAGAAATGGGTTTAGAAATACCTGATGATGTTATCATCATGCACAAGGGAAAAGTTGAAGCATGTTTTGTTGCAATGGCAAGTGGGTGGAATCCTAAAAAGGTAAATGGTATGACACTATCAGAAGTCCATGAACCTGTTGCTGATGGTGAAACTTTAAGAAAAGCTAGTGATGGTATTTGGCGTGCTATGACAAGTGGTAAATCTTTTCATAGACACACATGGGCAATATCATCTTTAAAAAGATTAAGTAATCACCCACATTACGAAAGACCTGAAATTAAATCCTTAGATGATTTGACTTTTAGAGTTGAACATGAAAGAACCTTAACAGTTGATGAAGATACAGCTGCTTTCTTTATAGATGTTCAAAGATTTCCATTAAATTTTGTATTAGAAAGAAATGGCGGAGTTTTGAAAAGATGTATTAACAGTATGTCTGAAGAAGTTTTAGAATATAAAAATTTAGTTGAAGTAAAGGAGTTACTAAATGTATAACATATACGATGACTGGTTATTTCTCTTTTTAAGAGATTGGTTGCCTACAATGACATTAATATTATTTGTACTAGCAGTCATAGTAATAAAATTATCAGGTGAATTTGATGAGTAAAATAAAAAAGATTCCCTACAAGTTTGTTCATGTATATTGGATTGATATAACATCTGATTCATCATGGCGAAGTGTGGAAGATATAAAAGAAGAAAACTTACCTAGATGTCTAAGTACAGGTTTCTTAATTAGTGATGAGGATGAAGTCATTAGATTAGTTAGTGATTTCAATTTTAAGGAAGATGGTAGTATTGATGAATGTGGCAATTCTACAATAATACCAAAATGTGTAGTTCAAGAAGTAAAGGAGATAGCATGAACACAGAAAGTAAAGAAATAGACCAGCACTTAAAAAAACAGTTAGTAGAAACACCAAAGGTTCTTAAAAACTTTTTAAAAGAGAATAATGAATCATCACCTGGTATAACTTATTATACTGGTTATTGGGGTCAAGATTTAGAAGATAATCTTACAGATAGACAGAGAGAAAAACTACAATCTCAAATGAGTAAACTATCAGAAAAGTTGGTATTTACATCTAGAAAATTGCCAGAGAATGTTGGTGGGTATCATTACATAGCCTATGTCAAATAAGAAACCATATTTTTTAGACAATCTTTTGAGTAAAAATAAAAAGGCAAAAGTAAAACCTTTCAATAATAGAATTCTAGTTTTAGAAGAAATTTTAAAAGAATTGAAAGATGAACAGAAAAAAACAGGTGATACCTTATGGAGAAATATCGCTGTATATAAAGAAATGTATAAAATTCTCAAAGGTTTAATTAGTGAATCGAATAACAAATCTAATTGATAAATCTATAACTTTAATAATCGGTATTTTTTATACCTTCACTATATTTACAATTGGCACATTTTTTCCCAACCAATATGTTATAAAGTATCCTATATTTGAATATAAAACAGAAGTTGAATTTTTAGATGGTCTACAAACTTGTATAACTTACCACAATTTAACAATACCAGAATCAAGAAGAATACCAAATAGTATGATGGTGTCTCAAGCTATTTTAGAGACAGGTTGGGGCTCATCTAGATTATCTGATGAAGCTAATAATCTTTACGGTATAAAGGCATTTGATGAAACAAAACCTCATGTACATGCTTTAGAAAATAAAAAGGTCATGTATAGGAGTTTTGAACACAAGTGTGAATCAGTTGGTGAATATATAAGACTTTTAAATAATCATAGTGCATATAAAGAATTTAGAGATTTAAGAGACACTATGATAACTATGAATATGCCATTAGATTCCAGACAATTAATTAAGACATTAGACAAGTATTCTGAGACACCCGACTATGCTGAAAGAGTAATTAGAATAATAGATAAGGTAGAAAATATGCATAAATAGGTGTATGTTTTTAGCAATACTTACCCTTATTAGTGGCATATCATTATCTATCATTGCAGCCGGTTATTCGATAATTGGTTTAGCAGCTTTGTTTGCAGGTGCAACAACGGCCATATATGCAATGGGTGGTGCATTAGAAATTGCAAAACTTGTTATGGCAAGTTGGTTATATAATAAT